GGGCAGCGATAGAGAACCGTAACCATCCCGTCTGCATAATTCGAGTCACCAGCAATAGATCCGCAGGGTAACGTACACAGGAGCGATTTTTGTTGCGCTCCTGTTTGCGGCAATGAACCGCGAGATGAGCTATCGAAAAAAATGGGACCGCCCGCCGCTTCGCGTCCCCTTAGTCTGTCCGAGAACAGGAACCGCTTGACCGCGCACACCTGCGATGTCCGCTTTTGGCACAAAGCGGACATGCCCATCACGCTCACCAATGTCCGCTTTTGGGGGCAAAGCGGACATCAATCTGACGGTGCCCAATGTCCGCTAATGACCCAAAGCGGAGATTTCGTGGCTGAGATTTGAACTCGACACTGCTTTTCTGTTCCCACAAAATGAGTGATCATCCCTTCGTAAAACTTATGGAAGTAAAGAACCCCTAACAGATCTAGGGCTCGAATCGTATTGCTGAGTTGTTCGCTGCTTCGGATGGGAGCTTCCATAACCTGTCATTAGGCGTTCCAAAGGATCACCGATGACCTACTATGGGACCGTTAGGCCTAGGCGTGACACCGCTTTCTGAGAGTGTGATTCAATGCCCGTGCACTTCGCGAGCACAACATGCGCGTCAAATCAGCATCATTATTTGGAAGGAGTCAAAGCCTTATGGATCGAGCAAAAAAATCCGTATTGGATTTGGGTAGCGACCAAAACGAGCATTCGAAATGATGAGCCATTTCCCGATTGGGTTTGCGAATATCTCGAACAAGTTGCAGATCAATTGCTAGCGACGGGTGCAGCTTCTGGCGATTTTGCGCGAAAATTGCCACAGATTCTGGGCTTTCGGTCAAAGCCGGGACCAAAACATCCGCTCAAGATCGGCAAGCGAATGCTACGGAACGAAGAATATGCCATGAAATTCGCTAAGCATATTCTCTTGGATAAAGTGCCGAAGAACGCACGAAATGACGCGGCAAATGAATGCGATCAATATTGGAGAGAGGCAGACGACAAAACGCTCCAAGCTGCTCTACGGGAGCACTTTAAACTGCGTCGTGCCCCAAGTAGCAGTCGTTCTTGGCAACCTATTGTGATCAGGTGGATATTCGGCAATCCCCTTGCCCTGGACCGCTATCCCGATTTGCCAAGGCTCAACGTGTTATTTGAGAAATTGGCGGCAATTTCGCGAGATTCGTCCGTGTCGTAGCCATGAGAATCGGTTTTCCCTTGGCAGCAAATCGTCAAGGGAGTTCAGATGCGCCACAAACGACATGGATCGAGCAAGGCCACTATCTCGATCCCTCAACAAATAAAATACCTCGCGATCGACAGCATTTCGTCAAATCCACGGAATGCTCGCACGCATTCGGTAAAGCAGATCAATCAGATTGCCGCGTCGATGCGCGAGTTTGGTTTCGTTGGTGCCATTATCGTCAACCCTGATGGGATGATTCTTGCAGGACATGCCCGCTACGAGGCGGCAAAGTTGCTCCGCCTTAAAACTGTCCCCACGATTGCTTTGGGACATCTCAGCGAGGAGAGATTACGCGCCTACGTCATCGCTGATAATCGGCTTGCTGAGAAGGCGGGCTGGGACAAAGAGCTGCTTTCCATAGAGCTTCAGGAACTCAGGGATCTGGAGTTTGACTTCGATTCGATTGGCTTTGACGGCCCAGAAATCGAAGTAATCCTTGATGCGGCCGAACCATCCAGTACCACCTCCATCGAAGATAATCTCCCGGATCTTGAGCCCGAGCGATTAGTCACTAGGCAAGGAGACCTGTGGACTCTCGGTGAGCATCGGCTCCTCTGTGGAGATGCCCGTCGACGGGACGCGTTGGCGACACTTATGCCCGGCGAACTCGCCCAACTCGTCTTTGTTGATCCCCCTTACAACGTCAAAATTCATGGTCACGCAACCGGAAATGGGCGAGTCAGGCATCGCGAATTCGCTCAGGCAAGTGGCGAGAAGACTGCCGCTCAATTTACGAAGTTCCTGGAAGAATCACTCGGTCTGCTGGCGGAATATTCCGTTGATGGCTCGATCCACTTTGTGTGTATGGATTGGCGGCATCTCGACGAGACGCTGCTTGCGGGTCGGCGTACCTATCGCGAGTTAAAGAACGTCGTCGTCTGGAATAAAACGAATGCCGGCATGGGCTCCTTTTATCGGAGCCAGCACGAATTAATTTTTGTCTGGAAGCATGGTCGCGGCAAACACATCAACAACATTGAACTTGGTCGCCATGGTCGCAACCGGAGCAATGTTTGGACTTATGCAGGCTGTAATGCATTTGGTGCCGACCGAGATGAGCAGCTTGGACACCATCCGACTGCAAAGCCCACTGGATTGGTTGCAGATGCAATTCGCGACTGCTCGCGTCACGGCGATATCGTGCTCGATAGTTTCGGTGGAGCCGGCACAACGTTGATTGCGTGCGAACAAACCCATCGTCGGGCGCGCTTAATCGAAATCGATCCTACCTTTTGCGATCTAACCGTCCGGCGTTGGCAGAATCTGACCGGTCAGCTCGCCTATCACGCGATCACGGGCGAACCATTCGATTATCCCGAACCTCTCAAGCGAGGGCGCCGCAAATGACCCGAAAGCAACAGCGCGATCGCGGTAAGGAGGATCGCCTCTCCTACGCCGTGGGCTACGCGAAGCCACCAGTCGATTCCCAGTTCAAGCCCGGCCACTCTGGAAATGCCCGGGGGCGACCTCGCGGGCGAAAAAATTTGAAAACCCTAATTAAGCAGGCCATGACCTCACAGATTTCGGTCCGCGAGGGTTCCAGTGACCGCCGGGTGACGAAAATTGAAGGCGTCGTTCTGCGCCAAATTGAAAATGCACTGAAGGGCAACGACCGTAGCGCGATGGCGGTCATCAAGATGGCAACCGCCTTGGGCTTTCTCGAGGACACGCCGGAGAACGCGCAGCCGGAAATTGACCTGACTCCTTCCGACGAGCGCATCCTCAAAGAGCTCACTAATCGCTTGAATGGAGCCAAGAAATGATGAGCAAGAATGCTCGCGGGATCCGCAAAAGGGTCGATGCCGCCACGGTCGACCAACTATTCGAACTACTTAGCCCGGCCGCCCGCCGGAAATATCTGGATATGCAACTGACCACAGACTTTGGCGTATTTTTGATGAAAGTCTTTGAAACTGTCGCTCCCGGCCGCGAGTTCATCGGTAATTGGCACATTGATGCGATGACTTATGCTGCCGAGTTGGTCATGAAAGGCGAGATCAAGCAGCTCATTATCAATGTTCCGCCTCGTCATCTGAAGTCGATCATTTATTCGGTCGCTCTACCGGCTTTTATGCTTGGCCGCGATCCTACAAAGCGCATCATCTGTGTCAGCTATGCTCTGGATTTAGCGGTGAAGCACGCAAATGATTTCAGAACCGTGCTCAATTCGACCTGGTACCGGCGCATTTTCCCTGACACACGCATTAGCCGGAACAAAGATACCCAAACCGAGACTATGACGACCGCCCTCGGCTATCGTTTTTCAACGTCATTGGGCGGTATCGTTACCGGCCGTGGTGCCGACGTCATCATTCTGGACGATCCGCAAAAGCCCGACGAAGCGCTGTCGGAAGTACATCGCAAGTCAGCGATAAACTGGTTTGACGCGACTCTGCTTTCCCGTCTCGACTCGAAGTCGGACGGCGTCATCGTTCTCGTGATGCAGCGGCTACACGAAGACGACTTAGCAGGCTATCTGCTAGAAAAAGTTTGGCATCACCTTAAAATTCCTGCGATTGCCGAGCAGGATCAATGGATTCCTGTTGGTCAAGAGCAGGTGCACCAACGGGAGGCAGATTCCGTAATCGACCAACGCCGCGAGTCGACGGCAGATCTAGAAAAATTAAAGATTAAAATGGGGTCGCAAAATTTTTCCGCACAGTACCAGCAGGAGCCCATTCCGCTTGAGGGCAATCTCATCAAGCGGGAATGGTTCAAAGAATACGACGTTGCGCCAATTTGCGCCGACGCCGACAAGCTCGTCATCAGTATCGATACTGCAATGAAGGGTGATGAACTCGCTGTTTTTTCTGTTGCCACGGTATGGCTGGCGCGGGGTGAACATTCTTACATAATCGATCTGTGGCGCGAGCGCGTGGATTATCCCGGCCTCAAACATGCCGTGTGGCGGCTTCGTGAAAAATACCCGAGAGCAACGCTCCTTATCGAGGATAAAGGTTCGGGAACCAGTCTGATCCAGGAACTGCGCCTGAATAATATTGGGGTGATTGCGGTAAATCCCGAAGGCGACAAGGTTACGCGGTGCGCGGCAGTCTCGGCCCAGTTCGAGGCTGGCTGTGTCTTTTTCCCCAAGAGCGCTCCTTGGCTCGATAACCTCAAGGCTGAACTCCTTGGATTTCCAAACACCAAGTATGACGACCAGGTTGATTCCGTTACCCAGGCCCTGAACTGGATAGCGCGACAGCGTCAAAACGAGGTCCGCTGGGTAGCACCGATCGTCGTCACCCAGCCGCGTCGATATTTTGGCGATCCCCCCGATAATTGGTGGCTTGGACCGTGAACATAGCATCCATTACGGCGCCGTCCGATTATTAGACCGTGGCGGCCAGCAACTAATAGGTGCTACCGCACCAAGGACCGCCATTTAAGCGCTGGCCATCTCGCTACCTCAGTGCATGCATGGCTAATAAGGTGTTCAGCCATGCCAAATCCCATAGCAATGAATCAAATGAATCAGCGGACTGCAGAACCCACTGCGATCGAGGCCGAGGTTAACAGCGTTCGGTCGCTCCGCATCGACGCGCTTCGCAAGCGCTGGTGCGCGATGTTCGCCAAGACCCCGCCCATGGGTCTAACCAAAGACACTATGGCCCGGATGATCGCTTACCGGATACAGGAGGAAGTGTTCGGCGGACTTGATCGGGAAACTGTGAAGCTACTGGATCGCTTGGCCCGCGGCGAGAAGCCTAACGAGCTGAACCGTCGTCTTAAGGTCGGCACCATCGTTGCTCGCGAATACCAGGGCGAGCGACACACTGTGACCGTCTTGGCCGACGGTTTTCTATGGCAAAACAAGACTTACCCAAGTCTTTCGACGATCGCACATGCCATCACCGGTACGAAATGGAACGGCCCGCGATTTTTTGGTCTTCGAGTCGCTGGCACTCCAAATTCGGCGGTAACTACGGAAGCCCTGCACCGGCACGACAAGAGGTCTGCAAAACGCAACCGGTCATCTATCCAGGCCAATATCACAGTGCGGCCCGAAGTTGTCGCCAATGGATGAGCCCGCCAAAAAGCTGCTGCGGTGTGCGATCTATACCCGAAAGTCGACCGAGTATAACCTAGACCTTGAATTCAACTCGCTGGATGCCCAGCGCGAGGCTTGCGAGGCATATATAAAAAGTCAGGCGCGCGAGGGCTGGCGCCTCATCCCAGACCATTATGTCGACGGAGCATTCTCGGGTGCGTCGCTCGACCGCCCTGCGCTGCAGAAACTCCTGGCAGAAATCAGTACCGGTAAGGTCGATGTCATTCTGGTCTATAAGGTCGACCGCCTGACCCGATCGCTTGCCGATTTTGCCAAGTTAGTCGAGCTCTTCGAGAAGCATTCGGTCTCATTCGTCTCCGTGACTCAGCATTTCAACACCGCGAGCAGCATGGGCCGGTTGACCCTTAACGTGCTGCTGCCATTTGCACAGTTCGAGCGTGAAGTCATCGGCGAGCGGGTGCGCGACAAAATCGCCGCCTCCAAGGCAAAGGGCATCTGGGTTGGCGGTTCGGTTCCCCTCGGCTATGCCAGCGTCAACAAAAAACTCGTTGTTGTGCCTGAAGAAGCGAAGGCGGTTTGCCTGATATTTCGGCGCTACCTCGAGCTGGGATCGATCCGGGACCTGGCAGAGGATTTGGATCGCGTAGGTGTGCGTACGCGCCGGCGGACCCTGTCAACTGGTGAGGTTCGTGGCGGCATAAAGTTCGGCGTCGGGTCCCTCGCCCACCTACTTCGCAATCGGTTATACATCGGAGAGGTCGTCTATCGCCGCGCTATTCATCCCGGTGAGCACGAGCCCATTCTTGATCGCACCTTATTCGATGCCGTTCAGGCCAAGCTTTCGGCCAGCGGACATGCCCGAAAGCTACACCTGAAGGCCTCGCCCTCGGTCCTCGCCGGCCGCATTTTCGATGACAAGGGCAACCGGATGTCCCCGACCCACACGAATAAGAAAGGGGTGCGGTACCGCTATTACGTTTCGCACACGACATTACAAAAGCGTATCGACCAGGCTGGACGCGCGACGCGCGTGCCTGCACATGACGTCGAAATTTCCGTCACCAAGGCGCTGCGCGGTCATTTCGACAAAGCTGGCAGCCATGAGCGATCAAAGCTCTTAGACCGAGATCTGATCGAGCGGTTGGTTGATCGAATCATCGTCAAGTCCGATGCAATCGAAATTCATCTCACGAGTGCTACTAAGAATGACAAAACCGATCATCCGAAAGGTGGCCGACGCTTATCAGAGAATAATTCCGACGGTTTCATCAAGGTGCCGTGGGCGCCTCCGGCAAATGTCGCGGTCAAAGGGGTTTTGAATTCACATCAGCCCCTTCCGGCTATAAGCGTGAGCAATCGGGGCGTTCTTCTCACAGCGATCGCCAAGGCTCGCGCCTGGGTCGGCGACATCGCAGAAGGTCGCGTCGCCTCATTCGCGGAAATCGCCAAGCGCGAGGGCAAGGTCGAAAGGCATATCAGGCTTCTTGCTCCGCTCGCGTTTGTTTCGCCTGTCGCCATTTCAAAGATTATTGACGGAGCCCATCTCCCTATGAGCGTAACGGAGCTGGCTAAAGGCGTCCCTTATCTGTGGAATAAATATGGAGCGTAATTTGAGGTTACTATCGTCAATGTCCGCTTTACCCCCAAAAGCGGACATTGGTTGAGAGTGTCGGGATGTCCGCCTTGTGCCAATAGCGGACATAGCGCGGCTACTCGACATGTGCGCTCGGATATTGGTCCAATCGCTGCCGATAGATGAAAACTACACGCCGGCACCAGGGATGAAGCAGCGAATTCGT